AATGCCATCACGGGTCCAGATCCCGGTCTTTTCGCAGATATAACGGGCATCAGTAAAGTCCAGCTCCTGCTGACGGATGACGCAGGCATTATGCTCGCAGAGATAAAACACGCTGGAGGGATCATCCGGCGTCCATTTGAGGCCAAACGGCGTCTCTTTATCGCCAAATTTAAGGTACTGCTCCTCCCCGCAGTGCGGGCAGGCAACATGAAAACGCATAAAATGCGGGGATTCACTGGCTGCACGCTCAATCTGGCAGGTGCCTCTCACTTTGGGCGTGGAGCCACGGATGGACTTTGGCCAGACCGAGCCTTCAATACGCTTATCGCCCAGGAACGTCGGAGAGCCTTCCTGTTCAATATCCTCATCAAAGGCAGCAAGTTCATCATAACCCGCCACATCCACTGACTTTTCACGGTAGTTTTTTGCCGCTTTACCGCCCAGGCACCAGAAGCCACGCCCATTGGTGAAACGCTTCATGGTGAGCGTGTTATCCCGGTGCTTTTTGCCATACCACGGGGCCAGCGCCAGCAGCGACGGAATATCACGAATAGTCGGCTCAACGTGGGTTTTCATAAAGTTCTCGGCATCACCATCCGTCGGCAACCAGATAAGGGTGTTGCGCTGCTTATGCTCTATGAAGTAGGCATAAACACCCAGCAGCATTTTGGAATAACCAACACGGGCAGACTTCACCACATTCACCTCGCGGATGTAGTCACTGCCCATCGCATTCATGATGGCCCGCTGAAAGGGCAGTGTTTCCCAGCGCCCTTCCTGGTATGCGGATTCTTTTGGGAGATAGTAATTGGCATCCGCCCATTCAACGGCGGTCTGTGGCTCCGGCCTGAACAGTGAGCGAAGCCCGGCGCGGACAAAATGCCGCAGCCTGTTAACCTGACTGTTCGATATATTCACTCAGCAACCCCGGTATCAGTTCATCCAGCGCGGCTGCTTTGTTCATGGCTTTGATGATATCCCGTTTCAGGAAATCAACATGTCGGTTTTCCAGTTCCGGAAAACGCCGCTGCACCGACAGGGGGATCCCGTCGAGAATACTGGCAATTTCACCTGCGATCCGCGACAGCACGAAAGTACAGAATGCGGTTTCCACCACTTCAGCTGAGTCTCTGGCATTCTTCAGTTCCTGTGCGTCGGCCTGCGCACGCGTAAGTCGATGGCGTTCGTACTCAATAGTCCCTGGCTGGAGATCTGTCTCGCTGTCCTGCCTCAGTTCTTCAACTTCCCGGCGCAGCTTTTCGTTCTCAATTTCAGCATCCCTTTCGGCATACCATTTTATGGCGGCGGCAGAGTCATAAAGTACCTCATTACCCTTGCCACCACCCCGCAGAACGGGCATTCCCTGCTCCTGCCAGTTCTGAATGGTACGGATACTCGCGCCGAAAATGTCAGCCAGCTGCTTTTTGTTGACTTCCATTGTTCATTCCACGGACAAAAACAGAGAAAGGAAACGACAGAGGCCAAAAAGCCCGTTTTCAGCACCTGTCGTTTCCTTTCTTTTCAGGGGGTGTTTTAAATAAAAACATTAGGTTACGGCGAAGAAGAACGGAAACGCCTTAAACCGGAAAATTTTCATAAATAGTGAAAAACCGCGAGGTCGCCGCCCCGTAACCTGTCGGATCGCCGGAAAGGACCCGCAAAATGATAATAATTATCATCTACATGTCACAACGTGCATCTACGCCATCAAACCACGTCAAATAATCAATTATGACGCAGGTATCGTATTAATTGATCCGCATCAACTTAACGTAAAAACAACTTCAGACAATACAAATCAGCGACACTGAATACGGGGCAACCTCATGTCAACGAAGAACAGAACCCGCAGAACAACAACCCGCAACATCCGCTTTCCTAACCAAATGATTGAACAAATTAACATCGCTCTTGATCAAAAAGGGTCCGGAAATTTCTCAGCCTGGGTCATTGAAGCCTGCCGTCGGAGGCTAACGTCAGAAAAGAGAGCATATACATCAATTAAAAGTGATGAAGAATGAACATCCCGCGTTCTTCCCTCCGAACAGGACGATATTGTAAATTCACTTAATTACGAGGGCATTGCAGTAATTGAGTTGCAGTTTTACCACTTTCCTGACAGTGACAGACTGCGTGTTGGCTCTGTCACAGGTTAAGTAGTTTGAATGATTAGCAGTTATGGTGATCAGTCAACCACCAGGGAATAATCCTTCATATTATTATCGTGCTTCACCAACGCTGCCTCAATTGCCCTGAATGCTTCCAGAGACACCTTATGTTCTATACATGCAATTACAACATCAGGGTAACTCATAGAAATGGTGCTATTAAGCATATTTTTTACACGAATCAGATCCACGGAGGGATCATCAGCAGATTGTTCTTTATTCATTTTGTCGCTCCATGCGCTTGCTCTTCATCTAGCGGTTAAAATATTACTTCAAATCTTTCTGTATGAAGATTTGAGCACGTTGGCCTTACATACATCTGTCGGTTGTATTTCCCTCCAGAATGCCAGCAGGACCGCACTTTGTTACGCAACCAATACTATTAATTGAAAACATTCCTAATATTTGACATAAATCATCAACAAAACACAAAGAGGTCAGACCAGATTGAAACGATAAAAACGATAATGCAAACTACGCGCCCTCGTATCACATGGAAGGTTTTACCAATGGCTCAGGTTGCCATTTTTAAAGAAATATTCGATCAAGTGCGAAAAGATTTAAACTGTGAATTGTTTTATTCTGAACTAAAACGTCACAATGTCTCACATTATATTTACTATCTAGCCACAGATAATATTCACATTGTGTTAGAAAACGATAACACTGTGTTAATAAAAGGACTTAAAAAGGTTGTGAATGTTAAATTCTCAAGAAATACGCATCTTATAGAAACGTCCTATGATAGGTTGAAATCAAGAGAAATCACATTTCAGCAATACAGGGAAAATCTTGCTAAAGCAGGAGTTTTCCGATGGGTTACAAATATCCACGAACATAAAAGATATTACTATGCCTTTGATAATTCATTACTATTTACTGAGAGCATTCAGAACACTACACAAATCTTTCCACGCTAAATCATCACGTCCGGTTTCTTCCGTGTCAGCACCGGGGCGTTGGCATAATGCAATACGTGTACGCGCTAAACCCTGTGTGCATCGTTATTAATTATTCCCGGACACTCCCGCAGAGGAGTTTCCCTGTCAGGGCTGCGGACATAGTTAATCCGGGAATACAGTGACGATCCTTCGCATCTGACATACATTAATAAATATTAACAATATGAGATTTCAACTCATTGTTTAGGGTTTGTTTAATTTTCTACACATACGATTCTGCGAACTTTAAAAAGCATCGGGAATAACACCATGAAAAAAATGCTACTCGCTACTGCGCTGGCCCTGCTTATTACAGGATGTGCCCAACAGACGTTTACTGTTCAAAACAAACCGGCAGCAGTAACACCAAAGGAAACCATCACCCACCATTTCTTCGTCTCTGGAATTGGGCAGAAGAAAACTGTCGATGCAGCTAAAATTTGTGGCGGCGCAGAAAATGTTGTTAAAACAGAAACCCAGCAAACATTCGTAAATGGATTGCTCGGTTTTATTACTTTAGGCATTTATACTCCGCTGGAAGCGCGTGTGTATTGCTCACAATAATTGCATGAGCTGCCCATCGATATGGGCAGCTCTATCTGCACTGCTCATTAATATACTTCTGGGTTCCTTCCAGTTGTTTTTGCATAGTGATCAGCCTCTCTCTGAGGGTGAAATAATCCCGTTCAGCGGTGTCTGCCAGTCGGGGGGAGGCTGCATTATCCACGCCGGAGGCGGTGGTGGCTTCACGCACTGACTGACAGACTGCTTTGATGTGCAACCGACGACGACCAGCGGCAACATCATCACGCAGAGCATCATTTTCAGCTTTCGCATCAGCTAACTCCTTCGTGTATTTTGCATCGAGCGCAGCAACATCACGCTGACGCATCTGCATGTCAGTAATTGCCACGTTCGCCAGCTTCAGTTCTCTGGCATTTTTGTCGCGCTGGGCTTTGTAGGTAATGGCGTTATCACGGTAATGATTAACAGCCCATGACAGGCAGACGATGATGCAGATGAGCAGAGCGGAGATAATCGCGGTTATTCTGCTCATACCTCACTCTCTCTGACCGTTCCGCCAGCTTCTTTGAATTTTGCAATCAGGCTGTCAGCCTTATGCTCGAACTGACCATAACCAGCGCCCGGCAGTGAAGCCCAGATATTACTGCAACGGTCGATTGCCTGACGGATATCACCGCGATCAATCATAGGTAAAGCACCACGCTCTTTAATCTGCTGCAATGCCACTGCGTCCTGGCTTTTGGGGGAGAAGTCTTTCAAACCAAGCTGTTTACGGTAAGCATCCCACCAGCGTGAAAGAAGCTGATAACGTCCGGCGGCTGTTGATTTGAGTTTGGGGTGTAGCGTGACAAGTTTGCGAGGGTGATCGGAGTAATCAGTAAACAGTTCGCCGCCAACAATAACATCATAACCGTGGTTACGTGTCGGTTGTCGCCCGTTATCCGTTCCTTCTGACCACGCCAACATATCGAGGAAGGCTTTACGCTGAGGATTAAGATTTTGCATTTTTCACCCCTGTCAGTCGTTCCCAGAAGTACGTCAGTGCAACCGAACCCATCGCACCACTAATCCCCGCTGTCGCGAGAATCATGTAAATACTGAATCCACTTTCGATGCTGATCAGGCCACCAATAACACCGGTGAATCCTGATACCACTATTTGAGCCAGAGCATTTATCCAACTCCACGTTGCTTTACTCTGCTTCACATCTATCAGGTAGCGGACCAGACCGCCCCAACCTGCGATGATCAGCAAAACGAGCCAGAACGCTCCGGCAAGGCTCTCTTTTTCGTGCATATGAATAGCCAATGTTTCGCCGCCGACAAAAGGCCGGGACGTTAAATGTCAGAAATCAGGCTCACGGGGTAATTTAACGACAAAGCACGGAGTTGATGCTCCCCACAAGCCTGGAATAAAAAAGCCAGCATGTAGCTGGCAACAGAGGGCTAAGCAATATCAACTCAACAGCTGAAGACCCCCTGGCTGGGGTAGGTTGGAAGGCTACTCACCGTTCAGAAACAGAAAAGCCCAAGGCTTTAAACCTCGGGCTTGAATTTGGATTACTGCCAGTGCGTACAACATTGGCAAAATATCAGATTTACATAAAATATATGATTTTTAATCCAGTTTTGCAATATCTTGCTGTGAAAATGTGGTCTTTTGTTTTGAACGTGTTTTCGTTAAAAGCAATAAAGCTTGGCTATCAAGCTGTAGAAAAATGTGTTTCATTGCAACCCAGCGTTCAGTAAATGTCTCAGACCAGTTTTTTGATGTCACTCCCACCAGTGATGCCAGCTCCTGGTATTCATAGGTCTTACGCCCTGCCAGCTCGTTCTTCACATCCTGTGCCGCCAGCCAGATCAACTTCTTCAAACGTTCCAGTGTCTTACCTGCAATTTTCCTGGTACCCAACAGAGTCTTAAACTCGCTCCATGCCCACTGCGTTATGGTGACCTGATGTTCCCAGCGAACACTTTCGCTGTAACTCCACAGCAACCACGCTTTCTGATGTTCTTCGAGAGACAGAACCGCGCGGCGCCATGACGAGGTTGAGAACTCAACCTGGCTGACCAGTGCAATGGATGAACCTTTTGCGTACGACTGCTTACCGGAAATCGGCGGATTATCCAGCGTAATCATCCTGCCAGTTACCTCATCCAGAATGCGCGGCTTCTTTCGTTTGTATGTACCAGTATCAAATTGTGCATGCTCCAGCCAGGCTTCAAGCTGTCCTTTCGTTGCTCCGCTCAAATCAGCGGTAGCCACAATGAGTTGCTCGCGGACATACTGTAAATATTGGGTATTCATGCGGCAGCTCCTTTCAGTGTTTTGGCGTAATTCTTCAGTATCCGGTAATCGGTCAAAACAGAACCAGGAAAACGATATAAGCGCAGGCGCAACATGTATCGCCAGCATGTTCCGCTTTAATCATGACTTTGAACCTGTGAATAAAGCTGATGCAGATCGGATAGCAGAAGAGATCGAAACGGCAGAACACATTAAGAAGTTACGTGCCATACGCAGGAAATAGAAAAATTGATAAATTCAATACTGCATTTCTCAGCATTAAATTTATCTCTATGACCAGTCAAGAGATGTACCTGCCATGAGCTTAATATCATGTCAGATATATCGGTCACAAACTCCCTCAGCAGCTAAGAGGAGGACAAATGTCTCGACTAATCACTTTACGGGACTGGGCTAAAGAAGAATTTGGGGACTTAGCACCAAGTGAGCGAGTTCTGAAAAAATACGCGCAAGGGAAAATGATGGCCCCACCCGCTATAAAAGTTGGTCGCTACTGGATGATTGACCGAAATTCCCGTTTTGTAGGAACGCTTGCAGAACCGCAACTCCCAATAAACGCAAACCCAAAACTCCAACGGATAATCGCTGATGGCTGCTAGACCCCGATCTCACAAAATCTCTATACCCAATTTATATTGCAAATTAGATAAGCGAACCGGAAAGGTATATTGGCAATACAAACATCCACTATCCGGTCGTTTTCATAGCTTAGGAACTGATGAGAATGAAGCAAAACAAGTTGCTACTGAAGCAAATACCATTATTGCTGAACAACGTACCCGACAAATATTAAGCGTCAATGAGCGTCTGGAAAGAATGAAAGGCAGGCGCTCAGACATTACGGTGACAGAATGGCTTGATAAATATAATTCTATCCAGGAGGACAGGCTGCAACATAATGAACTAAGACCCAACTCCTATCGGCAAAAAGGCAAACCCATCCGTCTTTTCCGTGAGCATTGTGGAATGCAACACCTCAAGGATATTACCGCACTTGATATTGCCGAAATAATTGATGCTGTAAAGGCTGAAGGTCATAACAGGATGGCGCAAGTCGTGAGAATGGTGTTGATCGACGTCTTCAAAGAAGCACAACACGCAGGACATGTTCCGCCAGGATTTAACCCAGCGCAGGCAACAAAACAACCGCGAAATCGAGTAAACCGCCAAAGATTATCACTGCCCGAATGGCAGGCAATATTTGACAGCGTAAGCAGACGGCAGCCCTATTTAAAATGCGGGATGCTACTTGCTCTTGTCACTGGACAACGTTTAAGCGATATCTGCAATTTGAAATTCTCTGATATCTGGGACGACATGTTGCACATTACTCAGGAAAAAACCGGTTCAAAACTTGCTATTCCGCTTAACCTGAAATGCGATGCTCTGAATATTACCCTTCGTGAAGTTATATCTCAGTGCAGGGATGCTGTTGTTAGTAAATATCTGGTCCATTACCGTCACACTACCTCTCAAGCAAACAGAGGAGACCAGGTGTCTGCAAATACTCTTACAACGGCTTTTAAAAAGGCCAGGGAAAAATGTGGCATAAAATGGGAGCAAGGAACTGCGCCCACATTTCATGAGCAGCGATCTCTGTCAGAACGGTTATATCGGGAACAGGGTCTGGATACGCAAAAGTTGTTAGGTCATAAATCCAGAAAAATGACCGACCGATACAATGATGATCGTGGTAAAGACTGGATTATCGTAGATATCAAAACAGCATAG